AGGGATACATGAGCGGGTTTGCGGCGTGCTACCGAGAGCAGAAGGACGCGGCAACCAGAGCCGCCGCCGAATCCGCGAGGCCCACCCCATGACACAGACAATGCACTGGCTTTCCTACGGCGCTGGCGTCAACAGCACCGCCCTACTCATCGCTCTCGTTGAGAAGAAGGTGGACGCCCACCCGTTCCGCGTGGTGTTCAGCGACACGCAGGACGAGCGGGAGGAGACGTACGACTACCTGTACCACCACGCCATGCCGTACGCCCGCAAGCACGGCGTCACGATCGAAGTCTGCCGTGGGTACGAAGGAGTGTTGGAGCGGTGGGAGCGGTTGTCTGTCACTGGCAATCGCATCATGCGGACTTGCACCAAAGAGGCCAAGACCATCCCCATCGGGAAGCACATCAAGGCCCACACGCACAAGGACGCAAAGGTCGTGCAGTTAATAGGGATTCACTCCGACGAACAGCACCGGGCACGCCCCGCCAATCCGGGCGAAGCCGAGAAGAGGTATCCACTCATCGAACTCGATTGGGGGCCGGAAGAGTGCCGCGATGCGATTACCGGGGCCGGGTTGCCCATCCCGATAAAAAGCGGGTGTTGGCATTGCCCGTTTCTTCGCAAGCAGCAAGTGATCGACCTGTGCGTATCCGCACCGTGCAAGTTTGACCGGATCATCAAGTTAGAGGACGCGGCCAACGCAACACACCCAGGCGACACGGTGCGGACGCAGTGGGGAGACAAGCCTGCCCGCGAGTGGCGGGACGGCGGATCGCTGTTCGCGGACGCATCGAAAGACCTGCCGTGCGGGTGCATGGATGAATAGGAGTGACCGATGATTGACCCCCAAGACTACGCCGATATCACGGCGAAGAGGCCGGAGTTGGCGGTGGACGGACTGGTATACGGCAAGAAGCCGCGAAGCATCCGCGAGGATGAACATTGGTTCCAGTACTCGGTGCGAAGCATCATGCAAGACGAAGCCGAGGCCCTGATCGGCTGGCACTGGACGAAGATGCTGCCGCCGGGCCACAGCCTAAAACACACTGAAGCGGCGTGGTCGGTGAAGATCGCCGATAGTCGCTTCGGCTGGATCGGATTCCATGACGACCCCCTCTCCGCCCTCGCCGCATTCTGGAGGCAGTACACATGAACAGAAAAGAACTGTGGATTATGCACCACAAGTTCAGGTCAGACACATGGACAGATGGGCAATGGGGAGGAATCACCATCACGCACCAAAACATTCCAACCGACACAGGTATCGTCCTCGCATCGCAAAGCCCCGAGGACTTGCACCAACTAGCCGACTGGTTGAAGTCCGAGGCGTTCCGGTTCGAGCGGATCAGGAACGAGAACGACAGGATGAGGAGCATCGGAACATGAGCAAGAAACCCACCCCCATCCCCGCCTACACCCGCCGCACCCCGCAGGGGCCGGTGCTGTCCGTGTCCGTGGACGCGGCGAAGTTGCAGCCGTTCACTATGCCCAGCGGCCACGACTTCACCACGAAGGTCGTCCACAACACTGGCCAGTGGCCCGACAAGAAGCCTTTCAAGGAAAAAATGTATACCACGAAGCAAGTCCGCAAGATACTGGGACTCATGAAAACGACGGACGAACCCGTCAAGCCCAAGCCCGGCAAGGTGAAGAGGTCGGACGGGGCGGCACGGATCGCGGAGAAGGAGTACCACGACATTGAAAGTCCGGGGGTTTACGACGACTGCGACAAACGATATTTTCGCAGAATGCGCAACGCTCTCGCCACCCGCATCCGCCGCCTCGTCGCCCGCGAGGTGCGGAAGGAGCGGGAGATGTGTCAGCGTCTCACGAACGCGCTGGCGGGCGAGTACCTCGAAGTCTACAAGACGTTTCCGAGTTCGATGCCCGAAACGCTGGTCGTCGCCAAGCGTCTCGACAATCTCATTCACCAGATGGAGAAAGGCACCCCATGACCCCCGACACCCTCAAATCACTGTGCGAGCGGGCGACGAAGGGGCCGTGGATGGTCTACATGGATCGTCCCGCCGAACTTGGTGTGACCACATACCACGTAGCCACCCACGTAGAACCGTCGATCGCCCTAAGCCCCGACTTTTGGCCGACGGGGTATCTGGAAATACTGACGCCGCCGACGGATGACTGCGGGTATCGACAGCCGGACGATCACGCCGACGTTGCCGAAAACAAGGTTGGAAACGCACGCCTTATGGCAGCGATGAGTGCCGCCCTCCCCGCCCTCGTCAAACTGTGGGAGGCGGTCAAGGACTACCAGACGTGGTACCGCAACGAACCCATCACCGGCAGCGACCGTCACGCCGAGCGGCAGGCATCGAACGCGATTCAGTCAGCCCTCTCCGAACTGGAGGCACTGTGAACCCATTTCCCCCCAACCTCACCGCGTCCGCCCTCTTCGAGATCGTCAAGGACGTGCCGAGGGAGGCGTGGCCGAACGAAGTGCATTGCAACCGGCAGGAATGGGGCCAGTCCGTGCATATATCCGTTGCCGCCCACGCCTTCAACGGCGCGATGGCGGCTCGCGTTCTCGGCAAGGGCGGAGTCATTAGCCCGTGTTCTGACATCCCGCACGCAGCGGTAAGCATCGGCCAGTTCGTGTGGACCGCCCCAACCCTCCTAGAAGCCCTCGCAGCCGCGTGCAGGGAGGGCAAGTGATGGCACTGAAGTGGCACAAAGGGCTTGTAGTGCTATGCGGAAGATTCGGATATATACCCCCAGACCCGTCGCCGGAACTTTTGGCATTTGCCGAATGGCTTGACGGGAACGCGCATGGATGCGCCGTCGATGTTGTGCAGAGATACCGCAACGCACACTGTCACGACAACGCGCCTCCGCCGGGGTGCCAGAGCGAACACACGACGAGTGTGTACGCGCCGGGCCGACCTCCGATTCGCGGCCTGTTCGAGCGGGGCGCGGTTCCGGTCAACCGCGTATCAGAGCGTGTAGTGCAGTACAACAAGAGACTTCTCGCCGCGAGACGGAAGCGCGACATCCGTAAAGGACGCGACCCTCGCATTTCGCGCGGCGACATCAGGAAATGCCAATGAACACCACCAAGCCCGACCACTGGGAAATCCGCCGAGCCCGCCGCCGCGCGTACGCCCAGGAACGTCTCAGCGAAGCGATGAAGCACCTCGACCTGACCGAAAACATTTTCGACAACGGCTATGGCGTCGGCATGGATCATTGCGCGTGGAAGGTGGATGCCCGGAAGCGCGTGTATCTCCGCATGATGGAGACGCTCGACGGGGCGCGGTGCAGTTCCGCGAGCATCGCGATGGTGGTCGGGGTCAGCGAGTCCACCGTCCAACTCGCCGTCGTCTCCCGGCGCGTGGCGGCGCTCACGCCCGACCGGATGGATCGGATAGCCGCCGCCGCCTTCCGCATCGCGGGGGTAGGGGCCAACGCTTTCCACACCAATCTCGACGCGGCAAAGAAGAACTACGCGGTGTGGCTGATGCGTCAGTATCAACCCGACGGCCTGCGGATGCCGCTCGCGCAAATCGCCATTCGCACCTACGGGCGTGACATCCACGGACGGCCACGGACCTCTAGCGTGTGCAGCGCGATGCGTAATCACGAACGGACCACCAAGGCACGGGCCGAACTGGAGGCCGCGGCGTGAGCATCCACCCCGAAAGACTCCTCTGCAAACGGGCGGCGAGGCGGGCCTACACCCTGGTCCGGTACCGCGACGCGATGGAACGCGCGGGCGCGACCGAGGCGATATTCGCTCCCGGCATGGGCAACGCGACGATGGACCGCACGCCGCGGGTCCGCGTGCTCCGCCGCAAGGTCTGGGAGATCATGCTGGAACCGCGCGACGGGCGGAAGGTCAGCCCCAACGCCATCGCCGAGCACATCGGCATCGACCCCGCGACGATCTGCCACGAACTCCGCCGCCCGCCGCCCCGGTGCCTGACGATGGCGGACGCCATCCAGATCCGGGACGCCGCGTACCTCGAGGCCGGGTGTGACCCCACCCAGATCCACCGCTACGGCACCTTCCCCGAGCGTGACCATGCGGTGTGGCTCATGCGCCGGTACCAGCCGTGCGGCCTGCGGTTGTCGCTGAAGACGATTGCGTTGATCGTGTGGGGCATCGAGCCCCGCGACGGCCGCGGAAGCCCGCGTGTGTGCAACTGTCTCGACCGGCACGAGGCCCGGCGAGCGACGAACAAGGAGACGACCCATGCCGCGTAAACCCAAACCCCCCAACCCGTTCCCGATGTCGGACCATGCGGCGCGTGCCCGTGCGATCCTGTACTCCGGTCGTATTGCCATTCACATCAACGGGTGCCTGTGCGATGAGTGTGAGATGATGCGCCGGGCGTTCGTCGCCGGTTGGCAAGCCTGCCGGAAGGCCGGACGCGCGAAGCGAAAGGCGGTCAAGCGTGGCAAGTGACATCCACCCCGACATCCTCGCCGTTCTCGAAGGCCGCTCGCAGTGGTGCGTGGTGACGGGGGATGCCGCCGCTGTTGTTCCCACCCTTCCTACCGCCAGCATTGGCGCGATCATCACCGATCCGCCCTTCGGGATCGGGTTCAAGTACAACCAACACGACGACAACCCTGATGGGTACGGCCCGTGGTTGTGGTCGGTGTTGGAGGGAGCTGAGCGAGCGACAGAACCCGGCTCGCCCGTATTCGTGTGGCAGGCCATGCCGAACGCCCCAAAGTTTTCTGAGTGGTTTCCGCGTCAGTGGCGGATCTTCGCGGCGGCAAAGAACTTTGTGCAGATGCGACCTACGCCGATGCAGTATTCGTTTGATCCGGTGGTGGTGTGGTGGACGGAAGGGGAAGTGTGGGCGGACGGAACGGCATCGAGGGACTTCCACATCGCCAACACCAATCCATCCGCAAGAACCGGCGACAATCACGTACCCGATCATCCGTGCCCTCGCCCGTTGGAGCAGGTCAGGCACATCGTCACGCAATGGGCTCGCCCCGGCGCGGTGGTGTTGGACCCGTTCTGCGGAAGTGGAACAACCGGACTGGCGGCGGTGCAAACAGGGCGCAGGTTTGTAGGTGTGGAGATCGACGAGAAGTACGCCGCCATCGCCCGCCGCCGCATCGCCGACGCCGCGCCGCTGTTCGTCCCGCCGGTCGAGGCCCGGCCCGAGCCGCAACTCTTCGGACAGGGGGGCGCGTGAAATGCCCGAAGTGCAATCTGGAGGGCTGTGGGGAGCGGTGCCAAGCCCGGCGCGACGAGCGGATCAGGCGGCTGTACCCGCCGAAGCACACGCCGCCGCTGCCGTTCAGGGTGCGGACGGCGAGGCCCAAGCCGCGTGCGACCGGCACTACGCGGGGGGCGAGCGCGACGGGTGGGGGCGGGCGTTGCGGTGGGAAACGGTTGGAGAAACGGAACGGGAGAGATGGCGGCGGATCGTGAGAAAGGACAAGCATTGACGACGAACATTCAGGAAGTCCCGGCGCTTACGAGGCGCGAGGCGATCGAGGCCCAGATTGCGAAGTGCAACGCGGCCATCAAGTCCATTCAGGAAGAGCGCACGAAGCTCAAAAAGCAGGCCGACGTTCAAGAGAACACTATCAAGAACTGGCGAAAGCAGTTGGTAGCACTTGACGCTCAAGAGGCCGCGAAGACCCCGGCGGAAAGGTTGTCGGTATCGGAGCACGCGATGCTCCGGTATGTCGAGCGGGTGATTGGGTTCACGCGGGAGGAGTTGGCGGAGCGGGTGCTCCCAAAGAGCGCGCGGTCCGCCATCGGCAGGGTGAGCGCAGAAACGACCATCCCTGTGAACGACACCCATCGGGTTGTCATCAAGGGAGGCGTTGTGGTGACGACCTTGCGTCTCGAAGGCGACGAAGAGCACTGAGATTGGCGGAAGGAACGAAAGGGGCCACGGATGGCGAACTATGTCAGCGTCGGGGAAATGCAGCGGGCGAAGGTGGTGCGCAACGTCCGCACGATCTCGCGCGTCGGCAACGGCAAGGGCCTGACCGTCGGCGCGGCCGTCGAACTCGAATGGGAGGGGTGCATCTACCCCGGCGAGGTGGTGGCCTTGCTCGACCATTCGCTGTTCGGGCTGGTGGTGACGGTGCTCGACTGCGAGGGCCGGACCCGGCGGGCGGCGGGCGAACTGGTCTGCCTGACCGGGGTACATCGGACCAAGGGCAAGCGCCGGGAGGTGACGCTGGACGCCGATACGAAGTCCGCGAAGGTTGAGGCCGCGGTACGGAACACGCTCGGCGCTCGGTCCGCGCGGGCTGGCGGGGGATAGACGCGAACCACCCCGGCGGCTACGGTGGCAAGCGGCATGACACACCGCAACTTCGGACCAAACTCGGCACCGTCGCCCCGCATCCCGTGGAAGCGCATCCTCGCCGCAACGCTCGTTGTCTGTGCGTGGGCCGCGGTTCTCGCGTTCTTCGCCGGGTCGGGCGGGTGCTCCGAGCCCCGCGTGCCGATGCCCGAGCCCGGCACGGCGATGGTCCCCGCCGGTACGCCCGTCACGTCCGCGCAACTTACGACCGCCCTGACCGCCGAACAGAAGCGGGTAGCCGCAACCGAGAAGGCCGAGGCCGCGAAAGTCGCCCGCCAACTCCGCGCCTTGCAGCGCGAGGCCGAAACGGATTCCAAGAAGGCGCTGGTGAAGGCCCAGGACAAGGCCGAAGAGATCGCGGAAAACGCGGTCATCACCAGCGAAGAGCGGCAGGCCAAGCTTGACGCGCTGGCCGCGACGATCTCTCAGGCACAGGCCGACATCGAGGCCCGGCAGAACGCCATCCAGCAAATCACGCAACTCGCAGGGGTCGGGCTCGCCAACTCGGGACTTCCCGGCGGCGGGCTGGCCGCGTCCCTGCTGGTGGGTGTGGGCGGGCTGTTGTGGGGTGCGAAGAAGAGCGGGGACGCGAAGACCGAAAAGGCCGCATCCACCGCCCACGACGAAGCGTGGGAGGAATCGAAGAAGGAACTGATCTCACTCATGGCGCAGATGCGGGGCATCAACCCGCCGCCTCCCAACACGTAAGAAGCCATCCGTATGCCCCAAACGCCCAACCGCATCCACGCCGAGGAAGAGCCGAGCAACCGCGACATCATGGACGCGGTGATGCGGCTGGACGCCCGTACCGCCCGCGTGGAACACCTGCTCAATGGGTCATCGAACCCGGCAAACGGGCTGGTGATTCGCGTTGACCGGCTGGAGCAGGCGCAAGAAACCCGGAAGGTCTGGACCGGGACGGCGGTCGCGGCGGCGGTATCGGGACTCGGCACGGCCGTTTGGCTGTTCATCAAGGCCGCGGCGAAGGGGGAAGGGTAATGCCTACCAGTTTCGGCGGAAACTTCCAAGCGATTGCCACGGCGATCCGCGCGGGCAAGGGTCACCACGAGCAAGTCGGGGACTCCCAGACCACACCCTCGCTTGATTATCTCTGGTGGGACGCCTTCCCCCGCGCCATCGGTCTGGACTATCACTACTTCGTCGCCTCGGGAGCCAACGCCTCCCAGTGCATGTGCAACAACCTGGGATTCGGGGGCACGGCCAGCGACTGCGGGTCGGTGCGTACCGACACGAAGTACACATACTCCCTCACGATCAGTTCGTACGGCACGGACACCGCGGGCGTATGCCCCGTGACCTTCAGCGGCAACCACGCGATGACCACGGGGGACTCGCTCACGATCCTGACGGCGACTGGCGGAACCGACATCAGCGGCACTTACACCGTGACGGTGACGGGCGCAACGACGATCACGATCGTCAAGGTCTGCGGCGTGGCCGGCAGCGGCGGAACGGCGGTAGCCAACCGCACCGCCCGCATCATGGGGCCGGTGCGGATCGCGCACCACACCACGACCACCGCCGACGGCACCCAGTTCGGATCGGGCATCCTGCTCCCGCGGCAGATCACGGCAACCACCGCCCACAGCAACGCCCAGCGCGGCAGCCCGTGGCCGTGCCTGCCCGCCAACTCCGCCGCCCCGTGGTATCACGGGCGATACATGAAGGCCAAGCTGGTCTACTGGGTGGCGACCACGATGAACATGGATCAGTTCAACGTGGTGTGCATCCGTCAGGGCAACAGCGGATCGGCCACAACTTCATCGCAGGTCGCCCACACCAACGCGGCATCGGCCGACCGGATCAGTTCGTCGGCTTGGACGCCCGCCGTCGCGGATGCCGGTACCTACGACGTGACGGCCAACGGAATCGCCAACGACCACGAGATCAATATCCGGGCCGCGGGAGCCACGGGGTACGACGAAACCAACCGCACGCTCATCCCGCTGGGGGCGGTCTTCGCCCGCTGCTCGGCCTCGGACGGCACGTTGGCCGCGGCGAACGCCGACGGCACGTACACGGCCTACAGCGCGATCGGCCGCGGCGGGGCGTACGTCTCCGACTGGCTCAACTTCTGCACCCAACAGGATTGGCAGGACTGGTTCACCGCAACGATGCTGGGAAGCGCCCCCACCCTCATCGACGGGTACATGCTCGGCCACAACCTGAGCCCGTCCGGTATCGACGTGGGCGACGGCGACGGATCGCAGGTTGAACAGTCGGCATCGCTGGTGACTTCGTACTGGAAGAAGCGGTACAAGGCCCTGTGCGCACGCCGCAAGGCGGCATTCCTCGCGGCGTTCCCCAGCGGCACGTACATCGGGCCGCTGATCGTGATCCCGTGGGTGAGCGCCGGATCGTCCGGGCTCGACATCTCCAACACGACCCGCATCGCATCGGTCAACGCGACCGCCAAGGAAGTGGCGATCGAGTCCGGCGGCGGGTGGATGTCGTTCGTCGATTACTTCGCGTCGTCCTCTGGTTCGTATCAAGCCCCGTTCAAGAGCCTGCACCCCTGGACCCCGGAGGACGGGCGGAAGGTCGCCGCGGCCTTCGTGGAGTGCCTGGACAGGGCCACCGACTTCCGCTTCACGTCACAGGGAAGCACCCGCAAGACGATTCTTTTCACCGAGGGATAACCAATGCCATTTGAACCACGCACATCGGGACAGCGGAAGTACCTCGCGGCGAACAGCACGCAGGCGGACTTCACCACCGCCACGCCCGTTCTCGCGACCGGACGCCGCGGCGACATCCTCGTTTCGGGCGGCGAACTTCTGGTGAACGCGAACGCGAACTGGCGGGTGCTCCAACTCGGGCCGTACCGCGGCGGGCGGTTCCAGTTCTTCGGCGTGGGCTCGAACAACGGGACCGCCGCGTACCGGATCTGGACCGTGCGGGCGAGCCTCGCGGCGTCCGGCCCGTTGCCGATCATGAACACCGCCACGCTCACGGGCGGGGAACTGAGCAGCTACGGAACGGGAACGCTGACGCTCGGCTCCGGCACCGGGGCAGCCGGCGACATCGTGGGGGCAACCGAACTGGTGGCCGATACGCTGACCTTCACGAAGGCGACCAGCGCGACGAGCCCGAGCGGGAAGGCCACCGCGTACGAAACGATTTACGGGCTCGGAACGGCGGACGTGTACAGCCCGGCGGACAACACCACGGCGGAGATCACCGTCCCGGACTTCGGAAACGTCTTCGGCCTGCTCATCGAGTTCGGCACGCTGTCGAGCATCACGAGCCTCAACTGTGTGTACGAACTCACGAAGTAAGACCCCCGGCGTGCGGGCGCGTTGCACGGACGCGACCCAGCCGGGTCTACGTCTTCTCCCCGGCCGAACCCGAATCGGGGTTGACCACCCCGAGCGCCGCGAATCACCGTTCCTCTCACCCCTCCCGGAGCCCCAAACGTGTCCAACCCTGCAAACGCCCCCCGCCAGATCCGCCTGTCCGAACTGTCCCACCTGCTTACGCTCATCAACATGGGGTCGGACGCGGCCCGGCGGTGCCTCGCACTGTCGCAGGAGCACTCACGCGAGGCCATGAAGAGCGGTATTCAAGTGGTCCCCGCCGGCGTGCTCAACGGTCAGGCCCCGATGCCGGGCGACCAGCGGAGCCAGCACCGGCAGCACGCGGCCCAGTTGTTGCAGGCGGCACAGGCGGAGATTGGTGCGATATTCGGGCACATGCAGAAACTCGCGGCGGAGATCAACGGGGCGGGCGAGCATCCCGAGGCGCAGCCGGACGGCGGGCCGTTGGGCCTGCGGATCACCGGCAGCGGTGAAGACGAGCCCGACACGTCGAGCCCGAAGTGAGGCCCCGTCTCCTCCCCGTCTGGTGAAGCGTTCCGGAACCGCACCAAACAAAGGCAGCACCCTATCACCCCAAAAGGTGAAAATCAATGACCCCCCCGGCAGCAAAATCCAAAGTTCCCGTGAAACCCGTATCATCGTCGCAAGGGGCTATGGGGTCGCCCCGTCTCAATATCGAGAGGGTGCCGTTGTCAGATCTCCACCAAGACCCGGCGAACGCCCGCACCCACGGGGAACGCAACCTAGACGCGATAGGCGATTCCCTCCGCTCGTTCGGGCAGGTGGAGCCCCTTGTGGTGCAACGCGGCACGGGCCGGGTAATCGGCGGGAACGGGCGTCTGGCGGTCATGCGGCGGGAGGGACAGACCCATGCGGATGTGGTGTACCTCGACATTGACGACCACGCGGCAACCCGGCTGGGTATCGCCCTGAACCGGACGGCTGAACTGGCCGAGTGGAACAAGGAAACGCTGGCGAGCCTGTTGGACGGGATGGGGGATGCTGACCTGCTCACCACGGGCTTTGACGCGGACAGCCTAAAAGACCTGCTGGCAGACCTTACCCCGCCCGAGGTGGTGGAGGACGAGGCCCCGGCCCCGTTGCCAGACCCGGTGAGCAAGACCGGCGACCTGTGGGAGATGGGCGGGCATCGGTTGCTGTGTGGGGATAGCACGAAGGGGGAGGATGTGGGGCGGCTCTTGAACGGGGCAAAGCCTTTCATCATGGTCACAGACCCACCATACGGGGTGGAGTATGACCCCGAGTGGAGAAACGAAGCGGCGGAAAAGGGGTCGATTGGATTCGCGGCCAGGAGAACCGGAGTAGTCGCCAACGACGACCGCGTGGACTGGACCGAGGCTTACAAACTGTTCGGCGGCACGGTCGCCTACGTGTGGCACGCAGGCCGTTTCGCGGCGGACCTTGTGGTCAACCTTCGTGACGCTGGATTCGAGATCCGCACACAGATCATATGGAAGAAGCCAGCCTTCGCCATCAGCCGCGGCCACTACCACTGGCAGCACGAACCGTGCTGGTATTCGGTGCGAAAGGGCGGCGGATCGTCCAAATGGTGCGGCGACCATTCCCAATCGACGGTGTGGGACATAAGCAACCGCGTAGATAAGAACGACAACACCAACCACGGCACTCAGAAGCCCGTCGAATGTATGGCCCGCCCCATCCGCAACCACGGCGGGAAAGACGACGATGTCTACGAACCCTTCTCCGGATCCGGCACGACCATCATCGCCGCCGAGCAACTGGGCCGCAAGTGCTACGCCATCGAGATCGAACCACGGTACGTGGACGTAGCCGTCCGCCGCTGGGAAAAGCTCACGGGCAAGCAAGCCACATGCAACGGGCAGACCTTCGCGCAGGTAGCAGCCGAGCGGGGTGTGTCCATTGTCTGACCTCGCCGCCCAACTCCTAGAACGACGGCAGCACATCAAGTCGAATGTCAACGCCGTTATCGCCACGCTGGACGACCACGGCGCGAGGGGCGTTCCCGTCACGGCGGAACTCGCCGCGGCCATACAGGTCATTTGCGCCACGCTGATGAAGGACCAGAACCCCCGCATCAAGTCGAAGGGGGCTGAACTGGCGCTCGCCGCGATGAAGTACAACCTCGAACGCATGGCGCAGGCGGACAAGGCGGGACGGCTCAACGCTGGAGAGGCTACCGAGAACATCGGCACGCCTCGGGGCCGCGAGGAACTGAACCGCCTGCTGGCGTCCGACCCCGCCGCGATGGAGGCGGCGCTCGCCCTGTCCGAAAAGCTCGCCGCGGGGGGGATGCCCGATGCCCTGCCCTCTCCCTGACTCGATAGACAAAGGGCTGTTGGTCCGGCTCTGGCCCCACACGCTGGCGGTATGGGCGAGCGGCCAGACCTGGACCCCGTACCCGCACCTCGCCCACATATCGAAGGCCATCAACCATGCCGTCCGCCGGCCCGGTGGCGGTGGCCGGTTGCTCGTGTCGATGCCGCCCCGCGAGGGCAAGTCCGAACTCATCGCCCGCTGGACCCCGACCTGGTTCCTCGAAAACTGGCCGGCCAAGTCCTGCATCATCGCGGCCCACGGCGACGAACTGGCGATCAAGCACGGGCGATGGATTCGCAACCAGTTCGCCGAGAACCCGAAGCTTCACACGAAGATCAGCGCCGACAGCAAGGCCGCGGACTCGTGGCAGACGACCGCCCGGGGCTCGTTTCAGGCGATCGGCGTCGGCACCGGCGCGATGGGCATCGGTGGCGACCTGTGCATCGTGGATGACCCCTACCCCAGTTGGGCGAAGGCTTACAGCCACACGTACCGCACCGAACTGTGGGACTGGTGGCAGGGAACGTTCCTCACGCGGTTGGAGCCCGGGGCGACGGTCGTTGTGCTCCACCACCGGATGCACCCCGAAGACCTGATCGGCAAGATCCTCGCCGCCGAAGACGGGGCGAAGTGGACCCACATCAACCTCCCGGCGGTGGCCGAGCCCGGCGATGCGTTGAAGCGGGAGCCCGGCCAGACCTTCACGCCGGGCCGCTGGTCGCGTGAGTCCTACGCCGTGACCGAGCGGGCGGTGGGGCCGCACAAGTGGGCCGCGATGTACCAGCAAGCCCCCAAGGGCATTGGCGCTGGGACCGTGTACTGCAACTTCGATGAAGGGCACATCAACCCCCGCATCGAACTGGACCCCCGCGAGCCCCTGTGTCTGTCGCTGGACTTCAACATCAACCCCGGAATGCACGCGTACTTGGGGCAGTATTCGAGCCTGACCGATCGGTTCCGGGTGCGGCACGAAATCCACGGCGAGCGGATGAACCTCGGGCAATGCCTCTCGGCCATCGACGAACTGGTCAGGGAAACCGGCGGGTGGCGCTGGCCCGACGTGCGGGTCTACGCCGACGCCTCGGGCTCGGCCCACCAGATCAACACCGGGCAGTCGGCCCTGTCGCTCATCGTGGCGTTTATGGAGGACAAGCGGCTGGAATACACGATGCTCGTGCCGGACTCGAACCCGCCCGTAACCGATCGGGTAGGGGCGATGAACGACGCCCTGATGGACGGCAAGGGCGAGCGGCATATCGAAGTCCACCCGGACTGCGTGCGTCTACTCACGGACTTCCGGGAACTCCGCCTCGACTCCGACGGCCAGATTGACAAGGCCAAACGCAAGCTCTCCCACGGCTCGGACGCGGTGGGGTACTGGGTGTCATTCGAGCGCCCGGCGGGCGGGCATATCGAGATTCCCGAGGGGCGGTTCGGGGTGTAGGATTGGGCATGCCGAAGAAGAAGGAGAAGCGTGCTGCCCACAAACATCCGACCCCGCGCGAGTTCGCGGCGATGATGCGGGCGCTGGCGTTGGAGTGGTTCCCCGACGACGATGAGCATGAATACCCAAGCCACGGAGATACCCACGCCCGCAAAGATGCGGCCAAATACGGATCATCGACGTGGTTCCAAATGGCGGGAGAGGCGATGGAGAAGCACGGCATCGGCAGCATTTCCATCCGCCTGACGCCCGAAGGCGCGGCCGCGTTGTCCAGTTGCCTTGGGTATCTCTGCTCGTGCAAAGACGCCCCGGACCCGTATGTACCCGGCGTGTGTGTGCAAATGGTCGACTAGATCGCCGCTCCATGCCCCGCCGTCTACGGTACACGCATGGCCCGCAAACTCACCGCCGCATCCGCCTCCGTCACAGCATCGCCGCCCGTCCCGCAGACCGACGCCCAGTTGGGCGACACGCTCGGACGGTACAGCATGGCCAGTTGGGGCGCGGGGCTGGTCGGATGCGCACCCGACCCCGGCACGTTTGACACGTACCGGCGCATGCGGATGGACCCCACGATCACGATGGCGAGGGCCGCGGCCACCGCCCCGATCAAGTCCGCGGGCTGGTCATGGAAGGCCGATGACGACGCCCCGGCGGGCTCGCTCCAGTTCGTGCAGGACACGCTGGATCGCCTCGTCCCCTCGATTCTCCGCGAGGTATGCTTCGCCCTCGATTACGGGTTCCAGTCCGCCGAACTGGTCTGGCTCGCCAAGGGCGGGGCGTGGGTCATCGACCAGTTCAAGCCGCTGCTCCCGGAACTCACGAAGATTCGCGTCACGCAGTCCGGCGACTTCGCGGGGTTGGAACAGAAGGGCGGCACGCTCGATACCTTCCACTCGTTTCTGTTCACGCACGACCGGGAGGGGGACAATCACTACGGCCGCGCCCGGCACGAGAACATCCGGGAACACGCATGGGCTCCGTGGGTTGAGACGGCCAAGCGGAAGTCCGCGTACTTCGCCAAGGCCGCGGGCGTGATCCCGCAAGTGACGTACCCGGTCGGCAAGTCCCGCGGCAAGGACGGCGCGGAGGTTGACAACTTCGACATCGGTACCCGGCTGCTGGCCGAGATGTCCAGCGGAAAGGGCGTGCTGATGCCGTGGTCCCTGCAAAAATGGGCGGAGTCGGCGCTCGCCAAGGGCGCGGACCCGATGACGCTGATGGCGTGGCGCATTCAGTTCTTGGAGACTCGGGCCGGGCACGGCTCAGAGTTCCTGGAAGACATGCGGTACCTCGACAGCCTGAAAATGCGGGGCTGGCTCGTGCCCGAGCGGGTGGCGCTGGAGGGGCAACACGGCACGCTCGCCGAGGCCGGGGCACACGCGGACATTGCGATTGCGTGCTCGGAGGAAGTGCTCACGCAGGCCGTGGGCGACATCAACGCCCAACTGGTGGACCCGCTGCTGGCCGTGAACTTCGGCCCCGACGTGGCGGGCAAAGTGCGTATGGAAGCGGCCCCAATCGTCGATACCGAACGGGACTACATCCGCGCCCTCATCAAAGACATTCTCGTCCAGCCGGGGAATCTGGACCTGTTCCTCGAAACGCTGGACCTCGATTCCGCGTTGGATCAGGCGGGGCTGCCGAAGGTGCGGGAGACGATCGACCAGGCGTCCCTGCTCCCGGCCAAGCCGGACCCGGCGACCGTTGCACCTGTGCAGCCGAAAAACGGGGGCAACCCACCCCCCCCCGCCCCACTCGCCGCCGCGATGCTTTCCAGTGCCGCGCGCCGGAGCGGGTACGCCCGGTCTATCTCACGGGGGGGCCAATGACCACCCCCGCCCGGAGCGACCATGCCGCGACCACGCCCGCACCGAATCGAGCGTCACCCGAAGACCGTGCCGCAGGCCACGATCCGCTTTACCGTCTCGGATCTTGGCGCGACCGTCGCTTTTTGCAGCGCGGTCAACGCGATCATCGGCCGCATCGAGCGGGGCGAACTGACCGACGTTCGCCTGGTCGGGCAACTGCTGGATGCCGCATGGAACCGCTACGACCGGGCCACGGTGCAGCGTGGTGCCCCGATCAACCGAAAGCCGAGGCCCGCCCGTGACGCTCCGGGAAAGGGCCATCGCGGCGCGGGACCGTGACCGGGAGCACCTGACCGGGATCGGCGTCACCGCCGGGGGTTCGATCGGGCTCCGCGTGCGGGTGGCCGCTATCCGTGCGTTCCGGCAGTACCGCGACCCGCAGGCCGTGGCCGACGCCGTGCGCGGGCTGGTGGACCTGACCGTTCCGATCGTGGCACAGTCGATGAGCGCCGCGTACCTGACCGGGATTCGACGCTCCCACACCGAAGCGGCGCGGGCGGCGGGCGTGCGTTCCGTCGATGAACTCCGCTTGGACCTCGCGCCCTATTCGTCGGCCCTGAACTTCCTGCAAGGGCGGCTGGACCTGTCGAATGACGCGCTCGCGTCACTCACGCGGGCGTTCGGTGACGAGGCCGTGAACGTCACCCGGAACTTCTCCGCCGCGGTTGAGGACAAGGTAGCGAACGCCGTGCGGGAATCCATCGCCGCGGGAGAGCACGTCGGCGCGGGTGTTGCCCGGATGCGTGCGGCGTTCGAGGCCGCGGGCGTGACGAACCAGAAGTCGTACGCGATTGAAACGCTGTTCCGCACACAGAACTCGCTCGCGTATTCGGCGGGCCAGTCGCACGCGAACTCGGACCCGGCGATTGATGAGATCCTGTGGGGCTACGAATACGCGACGGTGGAGGATGACCGCGTGCGGGCGAACCACGCGGCGCTTGACGGCGTGCGGCTTCCCAAGGACGACCCGCGATGGGCGACCATCACGCCGCCCTGTGGCTTCAACTGTCGCTGCACGCGCCTTGAGATTTTCCACGGCGATGCCGAGGCCCGCACCGTCGCCCCGCGCGTGAAGAACATCGACGGCATCAATGCGGCCCCCGTCCCCGATGAGGGCTGGGACTTCGACCCCGGCCAGTTGTTCGCGGCGGTGGTGCAGGCGGGGGCGTAAAGTATGGGCATGGGTGATATCAAAACCACGGAAGGCATTCCGCTTCGCGACCACTTCGCGGGATTGGCGCTCAAGGCCATTATGGAGGTTGACCTGCGCCTCATGGCCGCTCGCTGGCGGCAGTCAAACGCGAGGTGTGATTACGAACCCGATGATTCGTACTGCGCGCCAACGTACGAAGAAATATGGACGTACGCAGACAGCAGGCGTGACTCGTGCGGTCTGCACGCAGAGGCGCAGGCGGCTTGGGCGCGCGCTGCCTATCAAATGGCCGACACCATGCTGGAGGAGCGAGCGCACCGCGAGCCTATTGCCTCACCGCGTCCCCAGTCGTCTATGCAAGAGACGCTGTGAAACCCAACCACGGCAGACCCGCCGGGCGCGCCGCAAGGCAGCACACTTCGGCGGGTTTTTCATGCGCCACGCCCGCTACGGTCCCCCGGTGCTCACCGAATCCGAAACCGTCGCGCTCCTCCGCCATGCGCACGTGCCCGCCGAAGATTGGGGCGAGGCGTGGTTCGTGCTTCAACGTTGCGCCGAGAAGTTCGATCCCGCGAAGGGCGAACTGTCGCACCTGTTTGTGCGGGCATGGTTCCTACGCCGCATCGACATGAACCGCCGCGAGAAGCGGACGGTCCGCACGCTGCTCCAATCGCGCGAGGCCGACGCCGACCCGCTGAACTTCCGGCACGCGAAAGAGAATCAGGCCCCGTACTACGACGAACTCCCCGCCGCGTGGTCGATGCTGAAAGCCCACGAGCGGGACGCGGTGATGGCCGTCACACGGGCCGACTACAACCGCGCGGCCGCGCAACTCGGCTTGCCGCTGGGCACGTTCAAGCGTCGGCTGCATGATCTGCGAAAGCGGATCAAAGAGCGAGACGCCGCTTGACTTGCCTCACTTGACCCGCACGCCGAACCCGCTACGGTCTAATCGAAGTCGAACCGCGGACCCGGTAGGGAGTCCGCAGTGCTTCACGTCCTCACTTCTCCAAGCCATTTCAATCGTCCGCGTAACGCGGTACGACTTCGACGCGCCGTGGGTTGATACCCGCGGTGCGTTTTTATGCCGTTCTCGCCCGGAAAACTCGGAAGCATCCTCGCGAGCGCCGCGACCGCATTGGTTGCGGCGTCGGGCGTTACCACCGAGGCCGGGCAGCCCGTCCAGCGGTTCGTAAAGGACATCATCCGCACGGGCGATTACCTCGACCCGCACTCGGGAAAGCGGTTCAGCGTCACCACCGAAGACCTGGACCACTGGGCCAAGACGTTCTCGCTGATGGACGCCGCGGGCGTTCGCGTCCCGGTGCCGGAAGAGCACACGAGCAAGCCCAGCGCGAACCGCGGGTATGTGCGTGCGATGTTCCGCGAGGGCGAAACGCTCCGGGCCTCCATCGACCTCATCGGCGCGGCGGCTATCGCGCTGGCCGCGACGAACGACGTTTCGATCTACGTGCCCCCGTCGTTCACGGACGGGAAGGGCAACACGTACGACCGCCCGATCACGCACGTTGCGATCACCACCTACCCGGTTGTGCCGGGAATGAACCCGTTTACCCCCATCATCGCGTCGGGAGCGTCCGGCGATTCCGCAGAAAAGGCCCCGGTTCTCCGGCTGGCCACAGGAGCATCAAGCATGGAAACCCTCAAGGCAATCGCCGCCGCGTGCGGCATCTCGGCCGACGGTCTGGACGAATCCGCACTCGCGCAGGCGATCACCGCCAAGATCGGCGAGTGGAAGACGAAGATGAGCGGTGCCGACACTCAGGCGAAGGACGCCGCTACGGCGCTGGCCGCGGCCCACAAGTCGATCGAGGAACTGAAGGGCGAGAAGACCCGCGAGCCCGACCCGATGGTCCTGAAGCTCTCGGGAAAGAACCGCGGTCTGGAAATCGACAGCCTCGTTACCTCCGGCCACCTGACCCCGGCGAGCGCCGCCAAGCTCCGCTCCGCGTGGGCCGAAGGCGAGGCACTGAAGCTCAGCCTCGACACCCACTCGGATGAGCTCTTCGACAAGACCATCGCGGCCATCCGCGTGAGCAAGCCCACGGAACTGAAGGCCCATCTCGACGGCCAGACCTTGCAGCTTTCCCGCGTCACCCCCGGCGACAACGGCGACGACAAGCCGGTCAAGGCCGACGCCGAAGCCGTCAAGCGTGCCTTCGGCAAGCGGTAATCCACACCCAACCTCACCCGCCGGGATGACCGGCAGATCACGAAGGAATCACGATCATGGCAACTGGACTCCCCGGCATTTCGAGCACTCGCACCGCAACCCCCCGCCGTGTCCGCGCAACCGATCTGGGCGTGCGGCATATGCCGTCCTCGATCGTGTTGGATGGAACGAAGTCGCGCGACCCCGGCAACACGGGTGACGTTCAGAACCTCCGCGCCGGGCTCGTGCTCGGCCGCATCACCTCGGGCGGCAAGTTCGCTCCCAGCATCCTGGGCGTGACGGGCGGCGCGACGACCAACTCTACCACCTCGCTCACGATCGCGGCGGGCACCTCGACCGAACTGGCCCGGCGCATTGGTTCTACCGGCACGTTCAAGATCGTCGGCCCTCCCACCGCCGCGGGCACCGTCCGCACCGTCACCGCCACCTATTCGGCGCTGGGCGCGACCACCGCGACCATCACCGCAATGGGCATCAACGAAGTTCAGACCGTGAACTTCGGCGCGGCCGCGACCGGCGGCACGTTCAAGATCGGCTTCACCCTCGCATCCGGCGCGGTGGTCTGGACCGACACGATCGCATGGTCCGGCACCGATGCGACGTTCCTATCCAACATGAACACCGCGATTGACAACGTGCTCGGCGCAAGCCAAGTCGTTGCCACCGCCATCGCCGCGACCGACACCGATCTCGGGTTCGTCCTGACCTTCAGCGGCGCGACGTACGCGGCCCTCCCTCAGTCGCTCGTGGCGATCGACGCCGCGGCGCTGACCTCCGTATCGACCGTCACCGTCACCCGCACCACGACCGGGCAGGATGGCCGGTTCGTCACCGGCTCGCTCATCATGCCCACCGACGGCAGCGAAACCCCGCTGACGCTGGTCGATGACGGCTACCCGATCAAGATGACCGACGATGACGAAGTGTCGCAGGACCAGCCGCTGGACCGGGCTCTTATCGCGGGCCACATCGACGCCTCCCAGATCATCGACTGGCCCGCCGACACCTCCACCCGCGCTTGGCTGATGGCGCAGCTTCGGGCGCAGACCGGCCTCACCTTCGACTACGCATTCGTTGACTAACCCGCCGTCGCCGCCGGGCGATTCACGCACGCACCACCGCCACGGGCGGCACTCGGAAGGACTCCACAATGGCAAAGAGCCTCAAGCAACTCCTCGGATTCGACTACCTCTCCAGCATCATCACGAGCCCCGAGGGCGGGGTTCCCAACGTGTGGCCGGAACAGTTCTTCTCCCTCACCAAGCCCATCAACGGCGATACCGCCGCGTGGGGCGTGGTCGCCAACTCCCGGCAGAACTCCCGCACGGTCAACTACGGCAGCGCGTCCCGCAAGCGCGAGAACGTGGACACCGTGAAGCGTACCAGCAAGTGTCTCCACAGCTTCGAGCATGTGGACCACGACCTGGGGACGCTGGTCATGTTGCAGGACGAGAACAACCCCAACATGCGTTCGATCGGCGCTCAGTACCTCGAACGCCAGGCCGCGGAGTTCCGCCGCCGGTTCGATAACACCCGCGTCTCGGCCGTGAACTCGATCCTCCGGTACGGAGCGATCTACCTGAACGCCAACGGCGACATCCTGCCGTCCTCCTCGGGCGCAACCCAGACCATCGACTTCGGCCGCTCGGCCAACAACTTCAACCAGCTCAACGGCATCATCGCCGCAAGCTGGGCGACGGCTGGCACCGACATCCTCTCGCACCTCGCGGCCTTGCAGGTGCAGGCGGTCAAGAACGGTCGCCCGATCAAGTATGCCTACTACGGCTCGGCGATCCCCGGCTTCCTGACGGGCAACACGAACATCAAGGAACTGATGAAGTCCGACGCGCTGCTGACCTCGCAGCTGCGTCAGAACAAGATCCCCGCGGGCTTCGGCATCGAGAACATCGAGTGGCGTCCGCTCTACACCTCGTTCTTCCAGGACGCGAACGGCACGAACCAGGACTGGTTCGCGTCGGACAACATCGTCTTCCTGCCCGAGATCACCCGCGACATCTACGAGATCCACGAGGGCCAGTACGCGGAGCCCACGAACTCCGGTTCGTCCTACGGCGATGCGTCCGCGGCCTCCCGCGGGCTCAAGATGTTCAACGGCATGGGTAGCTGGGCGAAGATCACGGACGACCCGCCGACCGTCCGCCAGTGGGCCGCTGACACCTTCCTCCCGGTGTTCTACGACCCGACCTCCGTGTTCACCGCCGACGTTGTTCCCTAACCCCTGACCCCAACCCCTCAACGGCCGGGACCGCAAACGGCCCCGGCCGTTTTCCTTTATGGGCACGTACATCGCACAATCAGACATCGAGGACGTGTTCGGCGTCGATTCCGTCGCGGCGTGGTCGCAGCTTGACCCGGACGAAGACGACTCGACCGCCGATACCGCCCGCATCGCCAAGGCCATCGCCTACGCCGAGCGGACGGTCGAAGACCGATTCCGCAACGGCCGGTACGCGGTGCCGTTCTCGGGTACCTCGGTTGTGCTGGTGGACTGGTGCGCCAAACTCGCCGGCGTCTGGCTCTACTCCTCCCGCGGCGTGAACGCCACGCGGGGGAACGACGCCGAAGAACGGATCATGTTCCACCGCCGGGCCGCGCTCGAGGAAATGGACCTGTACCTATCCGAGCAGCGTGACCTTGGCCTGACTCTCGCCCACTCATCTCCCGACGCCCCGACGATTTGCTGAACCCCCACCGATGAAGTTCCGCCTGACCATGACGAAGAAGCTCAACGGCCTAAACGCCGTGATTCGCTCATTGGACGGGGGGAAACTCTCCGGCCCCGAGTTCGACACGATGCGGACCCAATGGACCGCGCGGTATGCGGGGTTCGTGAAGAAGCGGTTTGACGCCAACAGCAAGGGCGGGGGCGATTGGCCGCCGCTGGCGCTCTCGACCGTCAAGGCCCGCCGCGGGCCGGACGCGAAGCGGGCCGCGAGCCGGAAACGGAACGGCATCGACCCCGGATTGACCGTGGTCCGGGACACCGCCCGGGGGACGAAGCGGACGACCGTTGCCAGGCAGGTGGCGATCCTTCGCGACACCGGCGTTCTCTTCCGGGCCTTGCAGGTGGGCAGCGTCGGCAACTACTCGGGCAGCATCCCCAAGGGGGTTGAGTTCGGGTTCGCGGGAGCGCCGCACGCGGAGATCGCCGCGGCAGAGGCTGGGGCCAAAGCCCGCGCCCTGCTCTCTGAATCGCTCCGGGGTGCAACGGGCAAGAAGTACAAGCGGCTCCGCAAACAGGCATCCACGGCCCGCGGTACGGCCGTCAAGCAAGCCCGCAAGGCGCGGAGTTCGGCACCAGCCACCATCGCCGAAATCGCACGCTACCACAACGAAGGCGGCGGCAACCTTCCCCAACGCCTGATCCTCGCCAAACCCGACGCGCACACCGCCAAGCAAATGAGCGGCGATCTCGTGAACGCGATCCGTCGCACCGCCCAGCGTGCCAGGGGGACCGCATGAGCAACGCCAACCCCGAAACCACGCCCTTCGCCGCGATCTACTCCCGCCTCATCGACGGCCTGCGCGACTGCCCCGAACTCACGGCGCTCGTGCGGGTCGGGAACTGGGTGCGGTACGACCGCGCGAACGGACGGCCGGATTCGCCGTCGAATCTCTCGGCCGACTTGCCGGACCTTGCGGTCTTCCCCACCGGGATCTCGGGGGCATCCCGCACGTCGTCAAGTTTCATGCCGATTCTGTCCTACGCGATCCGCGTGCGGACGGATTCGCTTCGGTTCAACGACGCCGACGCGGGGCTCGCGGCGGTGCTCTGGTGGACCTACGTCGCGTTCGAGCGGTCCCGCGACCGGCTCATGCCGGGGCTGGACTACGTGCGGGATCTGACCTTCTCGGCCGCACCCATCGGCATCGAAGAGCAGAGCGAGGAGGCCGGGTCAACCGATGCGGGCTGGCGCTCGGTCCTGTCGGTTGAGGTCAAGTGCTCGTTTGTCAAGGCCCAGTGGGGCGTAGGAGACGCGGCGTGAATCTGAAAACCACCGTCACCGTTGGGCTTGGCGCGATCGGCACGAAGGGCACCGACCCCATCGCGAGCGATCCGCTGAACTGGTTGTACCAGAAGATCATGGAATCCGGCACGGCGGCGGACAAGGCCGACCAGTCATACCACGCCGCGGGCTCGCTCGGGGCCGGGCTCTCCATCACCATCGACGTGATTGGCGGGGTGCTGGAAGACCGCTTCGGCGATTCGCTGGCCCTTGCCCGCGTCAAGGTCGTTCTCGTGCAGAACCTCTCCGCCTCCGGCGTGCTGAACGTCGCTGGCACGAACGGGGCCGTCGGCGGCGGGACGATCCCTGTCCGCGCGGGCGGAATCCTCCTCATCGCGGCACCCGACGCGACGGCGTACGTCGCGACCTCCGGCTCGGCCGACATCATCTCGATCACCAACCCCGGCGGCTCGGCCGTCGATTACCGCGTCCTCATCATCGGCGCGACCGCGTAAGGAGCATCCAATGTCCGTAGTCTCTGGCAAGGGCGGCAAACTCTCATTCGGCGGATCAACTGTTTCTACGCTCGGCTCGTGGAAGATCAACGAGACGGCGAAAAACGCGGCCCACGCCGCGGGCAACACCCAAGGCGCAAAGACCGTCCTATCTGGCGTCCGCGATTGGAGCGGCACCGCGCAGGTGTACAACCACAACAACGCGGTAACGCCCGGCGCGGGGCTGGCGATGATCGGGTACAACGGGGCGGACGAATCGAGCGGCAACATCGTCGTCACCGACCTGTCGATCGACTGCAACCTCGCGGGCGGGGAGTGGATCACCCAGAGCATTGGGTTTGCGGGCAACGGAGCACTATCACACGCTACGGCCGACTCCATCGCGACCGACTCAACAAAGCCACCCAAGGTCAGCGCCATCGGGGCGAAAGCCCTCTGGACGCCGTACGTCGCGGGCACGGCGGGCAGCGAGGCCGCTATCCCGGATGTCGAGAAATGGTCGCTGAAGATTGCGGCGGATGTCTCGGCCTACGTATCCAGCAGCACCGCGCCTTGGACCGGACGGGCTACCGGCTCGTCCGTCCTCTCGGCGACGTTCTCGCTCACGTTCCTTCAGGGGGCCGTGTCCTACCTCACGGCGAGCGCCACGCGGATGAACACCGGGGCGTTCGGCATCATGAAGCTGTACGTCAATGCGTCGGAATACTGGCTGCTGGATCAGGTGTGCATCTCGTCCAACAACGACCTGGGGCCGGATGTGGAGGGCGGCGACTACAACCGCGTGACGCTTACCGGCCAGTGGACGAACTACGCTCTCGTCTCCGGCACGATGACGGCGGGCCACCTCACGAACCCGGCGACGGTGGCGCTGTGGCCGTGATGTAGTGGCTTTCTGAACGCTCAATGAGTATTCATGCCAATCAGGACCAAAACGACCACTGTTAGCCCAAACCCAACAATCGCAAACGCGAGTATCGCGAGCGTGCGGCGGGTCTGGTGCCGCCTCTCTTCCTTGGCGAGTTTTCGGCCGACTGACAGCATCTCTTCGGGGCTCATCATTCGTCTCCGGTGCCGCTCCCGTGCGGCCGTTCGCGTCATGCGTTTTCAAGGATAGACGCGGGCCGGGGTTTTCGGCGCGCATTTCTCGGGAGTACGAACAATGGCCGAAATCGACCGCGCAACAATCAAACTTGAGGTAGACAACTCAGACGCCCAGAGGAAGATTGAGGAGACGAAGAAGAAGGGCGAGGAGATTGGGAACAAGATCGTCCAGAACGTCCAAGACGACTTTGGAAAGCACCTCGACCAGACCCTGTTTGATCCCAACGTCAAGGCAGCAAAGGACGCGGAGGAGCTTCGACTCGGCATTGAGGCGGTAGGCAAGGAATACGAGAAGACCGGAACCATCGCCGAAGATGCGATGGATGGGATTCTTGAAGAGAACACCAAGACCAAGCATTCTCTCCTAGAGATCGCCGGCGTGCTGTCGAAGATCGTGGCGGGCACGGCTGCCATCGTTGTTGGGGCCGACAAGCTCGGGAACGCACTCGCCGACGCATTGAAGTCGGCTGAAGATCGCGCCAACGACTTTAGCATCAAGCTCGCGGAGTTGGGCGGCGCTGGCGCAGATCAAGTGGCCACGCTCACCGCCGAAACCGCAGAACTTCGGGCCGCTTTCGACAGGCTGAACAACCCGACAACCGCGTTTGGTCCGATCATCGAACTGACGAAACAACTCGTGATGAATGGACGAAGTGCGTCCGGCGTTACCGAAGAACTAATCCGCAAACAGCAGGCCCTTGCTGACGCGGTGCTGGCGCAGTCCAAGAAGGTGGACGCGGAGCAGAAGGCGGCGGCGGATAAAAAGGCGGAAGAAGAATCGAAGGCGCGGGACGCGAGAATCCAAGCGGAGGTAACCGCCGCCGACGCTGCCGTTCGTGCCTCCATCAGCAAGACGCTGGAAGGCGAGGACAAGATTCTCGCCGAGCGGAACGCCAACATCATGCGACTCAAGGACGCCCGCGAGAAGGCGGAAACCGACTACGCGAAGTCCGCATACGACACCGCGATCGAGTTTGAGAAGAAGGCGGCGACGGCGGCGGTGGCTGAGTACCGCAAGGGGCTGGAGGAAAAGAAGGCGGAGGCGGAGAAGGCGGCGCGGGAGGACGAAGCCCGGTTTGAGAAGTTGGCGCAGGCGCAGGCCGACGCGATCAGCCGGGCGTTCACCCGCATCAACCGCGAAGCCCAAGCCGCCACGAACCTCGACCGCTTTCAGGTCATGGGGGACCAGATCATCGACCTCCTCAACGCCATCGAGAGACGCCGGGGGGACTAAAGGCTACGGTACCGCTGAAGTCGTGCCACGGACCCGCGGGGGAGTCCGACGGCTGTGGCCCTTCAAGCAACGCGAATCTATCCCGGTGGCGGCGAACGCACGAACGATGCTCGGGCGGATGTCGTGCGCTGGGTGGTCCCGACCCGATTCCAGCAGGCCGCGTACGAGGCGGAGGGCATTCCGCAGAACGACGGCGACCCGCACCCGGACGATCCGAAACTGAAGCTCGACCGCCGCACGGCGGACACCGACGGGGCGAATACCGAGATCACCGGGTACTACTCCACCGACGGTCGGTACAAGGGCGGTACCGTTCGCCTCTCGAAAACCGAGGGGTGGTACAAGTGGGCTCCGCTCCAGACGCGCAAGGTTGACATCGACATCCCGTACTCGGCGCTGGAGTGGGAAACCATCGAGGCGGTTGGCGACGTGCCCGCCCGGACTTTTACGGTCTGGAAGGGCAAGGTGCTAAGCCGCACCCACCGCTTCCCGCTCCGTCGGCTGGACGTGTTCACGAAGGTTCTCAACCGCGCGGCGCTCGACCTGCCCGCGACGATGATGGATCACCTCCACACGATCCGCGGTTCGATCCTGCGGTTCGAGGGCATGACGAACTATCAGGAGGCGGGGGACAACTTCTACACCCTGACGTACGAGTGGTCGGAAGACCCCGGCACCCGCTGGCCGGAGCCCCGGACCTCGCGGAACGTCGTCTTCCTCTCGCCGGACAACTACCCGTCCGATGCGGTGTTCCTGCGATTCCCTTACGAAACGCTCGTCCATACGCGGAGCGAAGACCCGGAGAACATCCCGATCCCGTGCGTCGGCATCGGGTACCCGCCTGACCTGCGACGGCCCAGTGAGTGGCGCGCCCTACCGGGGATGCCGCCGCTATGAACACCGAAATCGAATGGCTCACGATCGGCTACATCGAGTCCCACACCGGACCCGATGCGGGGCCGTCGTCCGAGCACCTGTACTCCGTCGCGTGCGTGCGGCCCGGTTCGGGGCCGATGTCCTACGGCCCGCTTCGCCTCGCCAACGTCCGATGGGACGACGAATGGGACACGCTCCCTGTGCCCGTGGGGGCGACGTGCATGGTCTGGAGCAAGGGCGGGCGAATCTCCGCCGCGGTCTTCGGCATCGCAGAACAACTGGCCGACTGTGGGAGCAACCCCGGCATGGGGGCGCGGGCCGCTGACGGCCGCACGAACCGCGACGGGCGCAACCCGCCGCCCCCGCCACCGCCCGGAGGAGGCGGAACCACCGTCGGAGGTTCGGCGCCCGCCGGCGGATTGGGGGAGTTCTGATGGGCATGCGCACCACCGAACTCGCGGCGTTCAACTACCCCGGCAAGGTCGCGCTGTCGGCCGCGGTGCTCGGGGACTGCATCATCTACAACGTCTTCGATTTGGAGCAGGTCGGCCCGGCGTTCTTCGGCATCGACGCGGCGTGGCCGACGGCCCTGCGCGTGCAGGCGATGATCGGGCACGACCTCACGAACTGGCACCACTTCCCGCCGTCGGACGAGTTCCCTACCGGCGTGGTCGAGTACAGCACGCTCGGCGCGAAGCAACTGCTGAACGTCGCGCCGTACCAGTGGATCAAGTTCGCCGTCTCGACCATCGGGACCGCGGCGCAGATCGGGCTTTCGGCGCGGGGGGTGCGCGATGAGTAGGCGATACGCACGCACGCTCGGCCCCGCGCCGTGGCCGTCCGGCCGTCCCGGTCAGGCCGCGATTCCCGGCACGCTCACCGACACCGTGACCTTTACCGACACAGACGGGAACGACCGCGATGTCGTGGTCAGGAACGGCGGCATTGTCAGTTGGGAGATTGCCGCGGCTCCGGGCGGATCGCACCCCGTCTCCCGTCTCACCCGTCTCACCCCCCTCGGCCTCCCCGGCCGTCGGTGCGGCAGTTTCGCAGGAAGGTAACAACAGGAGTTTCGACCATGCCCATCACAGACCCCCAAGCCATTCGATTCTGCAACGACGTACGCGGCCTCGCGGAAGTCACCCGCGCGTACAAGGCGGCTCTCGCCTCGTTCCGCGCCCGCTACGACGGAGGCACCGGATCGTTCTTCTACGGTCACGGCAATGAAACCATCGTTGACAACCGGGCCAGCGAGGGCGTGACCACGCTCATCGGTGACGACATGCTCAACTTCAACGCGAAGGTTCTCTACGCGACCTACGACGCGATGAACGTCGCTGGCTTCGATGCCGTGCTGGAGAAGTTCGCGGTAAACCCACTGCGCGGGGTGTAATCAATGGCAGCACTTGTCCGATATTTCTCGACGGCGGCAGCGGGTGCCGGGGACGGAACGACGTGGGCAGACCGCGCCCAGTTGGTCAGCGGCGCTACGTGGTCCACCGTCATTACCGGAAACAACTTCACCACGAACTCGATGCTGTGCTACATCGGGCCGGGCACGCACACCGCTACGGCGGCGATCGCGTCGGGCCTCTTCGCCAACCCACCATCCGCCGGGTTCCCGCTCACGTTCCACGGCTGCGATTCGTCGGGCAACGCACTCACTCCACCCGATCCGGATTGGACCAGCGACCAACCCGCATGGTCTACGTCCGGTATTCCGGTCATCGCCACCACGACGAACATCAACACCATCAACCTCACCCATTGCTTCGTGCGGCTCATCGTGTTCACGGCGAGCGGAGCAACCACGGTCGCGCCGCTCAACGCGGCGTCCGCGATGGATTGGGTTCAACTCACCCACAGCGGATCAAATACCTCGGCGGTGGGAATATCGGTGTCGGTGCTGAAACTCACCAATGTATACGTCAACATGACCGGTGCTTCGTATTCGACGGCGTGCCAGTGGGCTAACAACTACATCGAGAATTGCAAGTTCTCCGGTGTGGGAGGCGGCGGAACAAGCGGCAACCGTCACGGAGTCACGTTCACTGGATCATCTGGAAACGTCCCCATCACACGCAGCACGATCCACGGATTCGCAGGTGACGGAATCGGAACCACCAGCGCCACCGCCTCACACTTCATGGTAATCAACCACTGCACCATCGCCAACAACTCAGGAAGCGGCATCAAGTGCAACGGAACCGCGGCACAGACTGGACATCATCGCTTGGACGCGAACTGCATCACCGGGAACGGCGCGTACGGAATCGACGCCCAATCGGCCGCGTACGTATTTGCCACCAAGAACCGGCTCCGCGACAACACCACCGCCAACACCAACGGGTTCGGCAACTACCCGACAACGTTCGACAACTACACCACCGACAGCGACGACGCGACCGAGTATGTAGATGCGAGCACGTACGACTTCCGAATTAAGAACAGCGCAGGAATCTGGGGAAGCGGGTACGGCGTGAGCGATCAACCGGCGGCTGGCGGCGGTGGGCTGCTAGTTCACCCCGGCATGGGCGGCGGGATGAGGGGATAACTTATGCAACGACCAATCACACGCGGCGCGTCCGCAAACTCCGGCCTCATCTTCCACATCTTCGTGCAGGACTCGACCAGCACCACCGGCGCGGGCAAGGCGTCCATCGCCTACTCCTCGTTCACCTGCTACTACATCCGCAACGGCGAGGCGATCAGCGGCGCGATCACCCCGCAGGACATCACCACCATCGGCACCTACGCGGCCCCCACCGCGAACACGAACATCCGAATCAAGGCGGTGGACAACACCAACATGATCGGCGTCTACGAAGTGCAGATCCACTCGGACTGGGTGAACACGACCAACTCATGCCAGAGCCTCACGATCTTCCTGACCGCGACCGGCGCGGCGGCCATGCCCATTCAGATCCCGCTCCGGGCGGACGATCCGCAGACGGCCAAGCCCACGAACTACGCGAGCCTCAGCATCGACGGAAGTGGGCGGGTGGATGTCATCAAGATCGCGGGCACGACCCAGACCGCACGCGACATCGGCGCGAGCGTGCTCCTCTCCAGCGGCACCGGCACCGGCCAACTCGACTTCACGAGCGGCGTGGTCAAGGCCAACGCGGTGCAACTGCTCGGCACGGCGTGGCTCACGCCCGGCACGGCGGGCACCCCGGACGTGAACTGCAAACTGTGGAATGGGCTGGCGACCGTCGCCCTCCCACTCGTTCCCACCACGGCGGGCCGCACGCTCGACGTGAGCGCGGGTGGAGAGGCGGGCATCGACTGGGCCAACATCGGCAGCCCGACCACCGTGGTCGGGCTCAGCGGAACCACGGTCGATACCGTCACGACCCTGACCGGGCACACGCCGCAAACGGGCGACAGCTACGCCCTCGCCAACGGATCCAGCGGGTTCGCAGCCATCTACGGCAAGGTGGACACCGAGATCGGTTCGATCATCACCACGCTTGGCACGCCGGCGGGGGCGAGCCTCGCGGCCGATCTGGTGACGATCGCGGGGTATATCGACACGGAAGTAGCGGCCATCTACTCGCGTCTGGGAGCACCGGCCGGGGCCAGCATGAGCGCCGACATCGCGGCGGTCAAGGCGGAAACCGCGAGCATCCAGAGCGACACAAACGACATCCAGACCCGGATCCCCGCGGCCCTCACCGGCGGCGGGAACATGAAGGCGGACACCCTCGCCATCAACGGCAGCACCACCGCGGCGGCGGCGCAGGCAAAGGGCGCGAAGGCGATCGCGACGGCTGTTGTCGGCGTCGGCTCCACAACCACCAGCATCGTGCTCGCGAGCGTCAGCACCGCGGGCGGGGCGCTCACCGTGGGCGATGCCGACCAGCTCAAAGGCCGCCCGTTCTACTTCGATGACGACACCACCACCACCCAGCTTCGCGGGCAAGGAACCGACATCACCGCCAACACCACCGGAGCGACCCCGACGCTCACGGTAACGGCCCTCACCCGCGCCCCGGCCAACGGCGACACCATCACGATCTTCTGACCCGACTGAAAGGACTCTGACCTATGGCTACTGCATACCTCAACGATGGCGCAACCTCATTCGCGGCGGCCAACTGGTCCGACGCTACCGGCTTCGCGACGAACGCGGACCTGATCGTGTCGGGTTCCTCGACCGGTATTGTGTCGGACCTAGACCAATCGGCGGTAGCCACCGGCATCAACTCCCTGATCGTCGGCCCCAGCTTCAACGCTTCGATCGGCAATGAAAGCACCGGCCCGCTGATCGTGGACGTTGACGACGTGACGGGGCTCTGGACCAGCGCGGCCCCGACAAAGGCAAAGGTGGTCTACAACGCGACGGGCGGATCGTTCCGCCTCCGCGCGGGCGGCGGATCGGCCGTCGTCAGCAACTCGTTCGTCGATGCGCCCGGCGCGACGATGTACCTGATGGGCGGCACGTTCACGACCCTGAACGTGTACCGCGGCACAACCTCCGTCAACTCCTCCACCACGCTGGTCACGGCCTACGTCGATGGCGGCATCATCACCATCGACTACAAGGCGTCGGGCCTCACGACGCTCGTGATTTACGCGGGGTCCGTGACCTGCAAGCGCCCGGCCTCCACCCTCATCGAACTCAACGGCGGGACGCTGATCTTGGACGACGACGGGGCAACCGCCACCGTCGCGATCACCCAGAACGGCGGAAACTTCATTCACATTGCCGGCAACGTCACGACCCACAACGCGAACGCGGGCACGTACACCGCGGCGCGGATGCGGAAAAAGGCGACCATCGCCACTCGCAACCGCCGCCGCGGATTCGAGCGGACTGACAACGCTACCTTCCTCACCGTGACCACCGACGTTCGGCTCTACCCGACTGACACGATCTAATGGGCGAACGACTCCAGCGCGACGGGCGATGCGTGCGGCGCTCGGGCCGTCGGCCCGCGTGCTGTGGCGGCGCGTGCGGGTGCGGACCGCGCTTCACCTGGTCATGGTTTGACTGCGAGACGAGCCAGCGGCGGGAGCGTCAGGCCGGGGCGATGGTGGTGATCCAGCAGGCCCAGACGACGGACACCTATCAGTCTGGGGGGATTCTCCGCCAGTCGTTTTTCAATGGTGGTTCGCGGTGGTGTGTGACCGCGGCGGGCGCGGCGCTCATCGACGCGAGCCAGCAGTACCAGTATCAGAGCAACGTGCCGGGCGAACCGAGCGACGAAGGCTCGATCTCCGGCCTGTCGGCGGTGTACCTGGGCGGCGGCGAGGCCAACCCGCCGATGTGGAATCTGAATCTCTTGATCCGCGAAGGGACCGGCACGTATCCTCCGAACTGGATCACCTGCCCGGCGGGACCGACCAGCATCTATGACGACCCCCAGCCCCCCGCGTACGTCGCGATGATCCCCGGCACGATCGCGCCGAATGAGTTTGACGACGGGCAGGGCGGGTGGTCTGGCGAAGTCGCGAAGTACGGTCAGTACGGCAACCTCTTCGCGTGCCCCGCGTGCGATCCGCCGATCCGGCGCGTGCCGCCATTCCAGCCGACGTGCGCCAAGAACTACCTCATCAACATGGCGCGGGACTACCCGATCGTCGTGGAAAGCACGCTCGCGGATTCGCCCGGCGGCGGTTCGCTCCGCATCGTGCGCCGGGACTTCGGGCCGGGGTTCACGTCCACCCGCGCGTACTTCTCCTCATGGCGGCGGGTGCCGCTCACCTGCCCCGGCGGCCCCGAGGGCGGGGACCGCGACCCGGACCGCGCGCCAGTGCCCGACACGCCCGACAGCGGGATTCGGGTGCCGGGCCTGCCGCCGGGGATAGATCCGGCCACGCTCCAGCCGGTTGCCCACCGATGCACCGGCTGCGGGGAGTAGAGATCCCTACACCCTAACTCCAACCAACCAACAATCCGCACAATTCGTACACATAAGTATTGACACGGCCCCGCCTTGTCGATATACTTATGCGTACACCACTCAGGAGAACCGACGATGAACGCGAAAACACTCACAAACTCAGCGATCAAGGCAGCGAAGACCCTTGGCCTCAAGTACACGCCGACCGTGATCCGGGACGAATCCCTCGCGTTTCAGATCGGCCGCACCACGAAGGCCGGGGCTGTGATGCTCGGCGAGGGGGCGTATTGGGTGGTCTGCCTCGCGGACGCCGCCCGCCTTGAAGCCGCCGGGTACGAATGGGCACCCCGGTAACCCCCTCCCTCCCACCCCCCACAGGGCTGGGAAGGTTTGCAGATAACCCCGAGAGAAAGGAACCCCATGCTGGCCGATTGCCCTTGGCTCGACGAATACCACGGCCCCAAGTGGACCTACACCACGAAGTACCGCCCGCCGATGGCCGGGTTCACCTGCCCGCGAGAAGGGTACCTAGTCCGGCTGGACACGGACCCGGCGGCGCGGCGCGAGGGTTGCCCGTTCGGGGTGATCTACTACAGCCGGCGACTCACGCCGGCGGAGATTTCTACGTACGAACTCAGGGAAGTTTGAACCGCCCCCACGGGCAGAAAGGCGAAGATGAAAACCATCACCCTCACCCTCACCCCGTCGCAGTTGGAGATCGTGCTCCGCTCTCTCCAGCACACCGCGACGGCGATCCTTGCCGCCCGCGATTCCCACCTCCTCACGCAAGCGGAGTCGGAAAGAAAACACCGCAAGACGTGGGAGGTGTACTGCGACCTGACCGACAAGTTGTTGAACGCACGGATTGAATCAGACTTGGGCGAGTTGTCACAATGACCCCCACCCAAAAGATCATCGCGGCGATCGAGCCCGCCGTCCGCGCGAAGGGTATCGTCGCGAGCGCCGCGGCGTCGGGCCTGTCCCCGATGGGCGTGGTGGGAATCCTGAAACGGAAGAACCCCCCCCGCGGCCTGGACAACCTGGTCCGGCTGGCGGAGGCGGTGGGGTTTGAAGTGACGGTTACAATCACCCCGAGGGCGAACGCCGGCCCCTAGCCGTGTGCCCCCACCTGCGGGGCCTAGCCCACGAACCAGCCCCCGGCCAACGCCCCGCGTCGGTCGGGGGCGTTCGTTTGCGCACCCACCCGCCTTCCCGATCCGCTTCTCGGGATTCCCCCAGCCGGGGCAAACTGCATATTTTTTCGCAAATGCTCTTGACTTCCAGCGCGAAATCCCGAAGATACGGGTATCTGAGGCACTGATCGCATGAAACCCACCCCCAACGACAACCCGACCCCCGCCTCCCGGTGCATGCGAGCCTCAGATACTCCGTCTCTCGGAGGTCGGGGTCGGTTTGTTTATGGAGCCAACATGCCAAGCGAACTCCTTACCGACCACCCGGGCACCGACCGCCTGATCCGGGACATCGCCTCCGCCGCGAGCGGATCGGCCACCCCGCCCCCCACGTCGCCGACCATCCTGACGCCGAGGTACCAGCCCGAGCCCGTCGCCACAGCCGAGGACGTGATCGACCCGTCGCGGGCCACCCCAGCCCCGTGGCGCGGCCGGTGCTACATCCCCCGCCGGAAGGTCGGGTACGACGTGATCTCCCCCAGCGGGAAGTACTGGCTGTCGATGGACGGCCGGGTGTGGGTTCCCGTCTGGGACACGATGACGCTCGGGGCGTTCCAATCTGAGCAAACCGCCCGCACGGCCCTGAGCGTTGCCCCTCGGCCTGACGACGCTACCGGCCCGGTGTTCGCCGAGTACGTCGCCCGTCCCAAGGACTACGGGGCGTGTGCCCGGCAGGAAACCGCCGTGCGTCAGGCCCGCGAGAACAACCGCACCGAAGCCGCGGCGGACAAGGCCCACGGCGTAGACCGGGAGGCCGAGGCGAGGGCGTACCGCGCCGCGATCATCAAGGCCCAGCGATCCGCCGGGGAGTCGATGGTGCGCCAGTTGATCGACCACCTGCGGACGGACGTTCGCAACGCCCGCCCGGTGGCCGACGCCGAGCGGTGGCTCCGCAACCTGCCGCCGTCCTGCCCGTCGTGCGGGGAGTACATGACCCGCGAGCCCGCGTCCCCCGCTGACCCGGACGCCGGCATCATGCAGCCCACGCCCGCCCACTGGACCTGCTGTGGTGTGGCGATCAATGACACCACCGGCCCGATTGCGCCGGAGGACGACCGCGACCCCGCGAAAGACGAGAACGTCACGCCCGACCCATTTGATCCCCGGTGAGACGGTGGCTCTCTCACCACCGGCCCGCGGCGGAAACGACGCGGGGGCGGTTTGTCGGAATGCTCGCACCCTGGAGGCTCAGTCATGGCATCAACGCAACCCCGAATCGTGGACAAGTCGGAATCGCAACTGGACCAGCACGAACAGAACGGGCTGGCGACCCGTCAGCCCGCCGGGGCGCTCGCTCACGCCGGACCAATGACGGCGATGGACATTCTGAGCCGGGCCGTCGAGTCCGGCCGTCCGGTCGAGGAGTTGAAGGAACTGATGGCGATGGCCCGCGAGATGCGGGCGGAGCAGGCGCGGGCCGAGTATGCCGCTGCGATGGCCGGGTTTCAGGCCGAGTGCCCGATCATCAAGAAGACACGATCGGCCAAGATCACCACGAAGGCCGGGGGCCAGTACGGGTACAACTTCGCAGATCTTGAAGAGATACAGGCGACGATTCGCCCTCTGCTCGCAAAGCACGGTCTGTCGAAGTCGTGGAACAGCACCGAGGACAAGGGGCAGATTACGTGCGTCTGCACGATCACGCACACGGGCGGGCACAGTGGGTCCGCATCGTTCTCGTGCTCCATCGACACGGCGGCGGCGATGAGCGGGCCGCAGAAGAGCGCCGCGGCGCTCACGTTCGCCCAGCGAAAGTCCCTCACGCAAGCCCTTGGCATCGTGACGGGCGACCGGGACGATGACGCCGCGGCGGGCGGGGACAAGGAACCCGACACGATCACCGCGAGCCAAGCCGCTGACCTGGAGGTCGAGTGCGACGAACTCGGCGTAGACCCCGCGCGGATTCTGGACTTCGCGAAGGTCGAATCGTTCGACCAGATTCCCGCCGCGACGTGGCCGCGCATCCGCGAGAAGATGGACGCGAAGCGGAAGGCCATCAAGGAGGGTCGGAAGTAATGAGCATGGCCGACGACTACCGCGAGCACGATGCGTTCGTTCGTGACCGCAAGAACTCCCGCGAGGCGAAGTTTGAGCAGAACTTCGGATTTATCAAGGACGAGGCGCGGGCCATCGGGTACACCCTGTCTCACGACAAAGGCGCGTGGCTGTTCGAGAGCGACACGCACGCCGTTCGGTGGTGGCCGGGTTCCGGCAAGACCGCGACCGGCGACCACTACGGAACTTGGCCGGCGCTGAAGGCGGCGCTGCTGGAGGACGCTCAATGAAGATCATCGACGTACAGCAAGGTTCGGATGCGTGGCTACAGGCCAGGCTCGGCATCCCGTCCGCCTCCAACTTCGACAAGATCGTAACCGCCAAGGGCCTAAAGCCATCCGCGTCACAGGCCGGTTACATCGCCGCGCTTGCCGCCGAGTGGTTCCTCCGCACGCCCCTTGACGACGCCCATTCCGGTTTCATGGACCGGGGCACGGAGATGGAACCCGAGGCCGCGAAGTGGTACGCGTTCGACACGGACGCCGACGTAACGGGGGTCGGTTTCTGCCTGACCGATGACGGCCTCGCGGGGTGCAGCCCCGATCGTCTGGTCGGCGCGGACGGCCTGCTGGAGATCAAGTGCCCCGGCGCGAAGAAGCACATGGACTACCTGCTTCACGGCGGGTTGCGCGAAGACTACTGGCTTCAATGCCAGGGTCAACTGTGGGTGACGGGGCGGAAGTGGTGCGACCTGATGATTTACCACCCCACGATCCCAGTGGTCAAGGAACGCATCCTGCCCGACGCAGACGTACACGCGGCACTATCGAGGGAGATCCCCATATTCGCTGCGAAACTGGCGGTCGCTCGGGACAGGCTTGCGAAGGACCGCCCGGAGCCCGTGTTAGTCACGGCGGGCGATGACGCGGAGCATGGGTTCTAGCTCGGCGGGCTCATTGACGGGGACGCCGAAGTAACAGAGCGGCGAAACCGGTAGGCAGGCTGACGCTTGCCAGCCCGATTACCTCCACGGGCGCGAATCGACGGCGCCGGGCGATGACAAGCCCGACGACCGGTATGGGCCGACAAGCCCCGCGTCCGATTCTCTCTCCTCTCTCGCCCGTCCCGTTGTAAACGCGGGGCGGGCACTTCAACCGCTCGCGTCGGGAAACCGGCGCGGCGGGATTTGTTCCTGAGTTCCCGGCCGCGCTCCGAAGGGCGCGAACCGGGATTGTGGAATCCGTGGCCCCGAAGGAATCGGGGGTTCGTATGTGGAGCGTGTGATGCAATCTGCTGAAGTCGTGTGGGCAATCAAAGACTGGGACGAGGTTTTCGAGACGCGGCACAGCCGCGCCGAAAAGGGGCCGCGGCGGTACCTGCTGGTCCCCACCGATCGGCAGTCGGAGGCGTACGTGTCTCTGATGGGGTCCGTTGGCGGGCAGGCGACCTACGGCGTGTTCGTGGGCCTGTGCCGGATCGCGGCCCGGTGCCCCAAGCGCGGAGTCCTGGCCGACGAGAAGGGGCCGTACACCGCCCGCCGCATCGCCGAGAAGTTGCGGGCGAGTGTCGCGAGCGTCAACCGCTCAATCGAGATGCTGTCGCACCCGTCGATCGGGTGGCTGCGCCGGACAAGCGCCGGACAAGCGCCGGTAGATGCGCCGGAACCGCGCCGGGAAAGCGCCGGATGCGCGCCGGGAAAAGTGGGGGACTCTGGACTGGGACAGGGACTTGGGACGGAGACAAAACCCCCCTACCCCCCGCCGAGCGGGGGGAAATGCGGGGATCTTTCATCCGCTGGTGGGGGACACAAGCCCCGCCGGAGCCCGCGGGCGGAACGCAAGGCCGGGATCTTGGCGGCGGCGGCGGAAGCCGCGAATCGGGCGAAGGCCGAGGAAGAGGCGAAGGCGTCGGCAAAGGGGGCGTGGCATGGCTGAAGTCGTGAGCATCATCGCGGGATACTGGCCCAAGTTCGAGCCGACGACGGTTCAGGCCGAGGCCATCGGCCGCACGTTCCGCGGCCTGGACGACGGCCAGATCAAAGCCGTGTGCGAGCAGGTGTACCGGAGCCAGAAGGCCGCGCGGCGGGAGCCCGATGTGCGGTTGCTGGACGATCAGGCGTCGCGCGCCCGCCGCGACGAGGCGGTCAAGCGGCAGGAAACCAGGGCGGAATCGGCACCCGGAGGCGCGACCGACTGGCAGGTCGCGACGTGGGACCGGATGCGGCGGTGCGGATGGGACGCCCAGTTCCGCATGGACTTCGCCGGGTTTTTCCTGTGGCTGTTCCGGGAGCAGTACCTCGCGGCCTACGCGGTGTACGTCGAGGGCGCGTTCCGGCAACCGCCCGACGAGCACGCCCGCTGGTGGTGGCGCTTGCACGGGCAGGAAGTGCTCCAGAATCTCACGCAAGCCGTCGGGGATTCGCCCAGAGCGATCGAGAACGCGCTGGCGAAGATTCTGGGGGACGAGTACCCGGCCGTCGCTGAGTGGATCGAGGGGGCTCCGGCGCGGCGGCGGGAGCAGGCGGCGCGGGAGAAGAGTGCGGCGCTGAAGGCGAAGCTGGCACAGGCGGGGGTCGCCCAATGACCCTCCTCCACCCCTCCACCTGCCCGAAGTCCCGCCCGCCGTTCCGCGTCGCGACCGAGTTCCGCGGCGAGACGTTCAACGGCTACGCGGAATGCCCCTGGCTCGCCGCCTGGAACTCCGTGCGGGCCGCGATGGTTTGGTTTCAGGTGACGGAGACAGGAGCGATGCGATGACCCGCGACGATTACAAGCCCCCGTTCGTGTACTTCGGCGGCAAGTCCGCCGTCGCGGATCTGGTCTGGTCCGCGATCGGCGCGGACGTTGACAACTACATCGAGCCTTTTTTCGGATCCGGCGCGGTGCTGTTCCTTCGGCCCGATGCGGGCGGCAAGCGCATCGAGACAGTGAACGACGCGGACGGGTTCGTCGCCAACTTCTGGCGGGCGATGCGGGCCAATTCTGACGCCGTGGCGGACCACGCCGATTGGCCCGTGAACGAGGCGGACCTGCACGCGCGGCACCTGTGGCTGTGCGGCGAGCGTGCCCGCATGACGGAACGGCTGATGGGCAGCGACGAGTTCTACGACGCGAAGGCGGCGGGCTGGTGGGTGTGGGGCCTCAACTGCTGGATCGGTTCGGGCTGGTGCAGCGGACGCGGGCCGTGGGTGAGCGAGGGCGGGGAGATGGTGCTGCGCAACACCGGTCAGGGCGTGAACCGGAAACTCCCGCACTTGGGCGACGCCGGGAAGGGCGTGAACCGGAAACTCCCGCACTTGGGCGGCACCGGGAAGGGCGAGCGCGAGGCCCGCCGCGAATGGCTCCGGTCCTACCTCGCGGCATTTGGCGAGCGGCTGGCGAGGGTGCGTGTATGCTGCGGCGATTGGTCGCGGATCTGCGGGCCGTCCGTCACGTTCAAGCACGGCACGACCGGAGTTTTCCTCGATCCGCCGTACGCGGACACGGCGAAGCGGGCGGGTGACCTGTACGCGGTGGACTGCCAGCGGGTGGCGCACGACGTGCGGGCGTGGGCGATCGAATGGGGCAAGCGCCGGGATATGCGGATCGTGCTGGCGGGTTATCAGGGCGAGCACGAGATGCCCGCCGATTGGCAGGTCGTGGAGTGGGAGGCCGTCGGCGGCTACGGGCTGCAAGGCACGGACGACGAAGAGGCGGGGCGCAAGAACAAGAAACGCGAGCGGCTGTGGATGTCCCCGGCGTGCCTGAATGCGCACGCGGAATCTTCCCCGCTCTTCGCGGGAGCCCCCCAATGACCCCCACCCTCTTCGACCCAGCGCCCCCGTTCCACCACACGGCCCCCGGCACGAGCGCCGCAGCCGCCGCTTACATCGCGCCGCACACCCCGTCGCTCCGCGAGCAGGTGTTCGCGTTCATCGCGGGCCGGGGCGGGTACGGCGCGACGGACGAGGAAATGCAGGACGTGCTGGGGATGAGCGCGAACACCCAGCGGCCCCGGCGGTGGGAACTC